GTTTAATCGGACTCTTCCGAGTCCTGCGTGTGATATAATTTTAATACTATCACACGGTGGGTAAGGTAGTTCCTTATCCATCAACTTGGTATGCCATGCCCAATGAAGTGACGTCCGAAGAGTACTTATGTGAGTGTAATGTACTAAGGTCAACTGCCTCAGGAATTCCTTACCTCCCAATTGATCCGGGTAGTAAGGGTCTCTGGCGCGTTGACCCCAATACCTCTTACACTAACGTAGGTCCTAATTATGAGTTAGCCGATGGAATAGCTTTAGGTTATTCCTTAGGTTTTCTCAACTTCGAAACGTTTCGAGATGGGACTGACAGAAACAAGTTGTTGATCGCCGAGCTCAAGGATTTGCCACGCATTTATAAACCAAAAACGGTTTTAGTGCGGGACATTTGCAAGAGCGAACGGTACTATGACTATAATAAGTTTCGTTGGAGATGGCGTCCTGTGTTTACTGAGGTAGTGCGTCTTCTTCCTCAAAAGAGGAATTTGGCTAAACTACTTCAGGCGCACAGTCGGCGTCAATCTAACGACCTTTCCTTTAGTCAAGTACGTTATCCGCATCTGGGCCAGGTGAATAATATCACCGTACGGCTTGATACGCCAGGATGGAATGTTCCTTCTCCAGCGGGCATACTTCCTAGCTCAGTTCAGTTCCAGTTGAATGGGTCTGTGTTTGGCTTCTTTCCATTGAATGGCCTCAGTTATTCTGGGGCTTTAAATTTCGATGGAGATATAGGAGCCGGGCGCAGTCTTAGACTTTTCGACTGGGGTCCTGAATTACCACCCTACGACTTCAACGCGAATTCGCGTGGATTAGCAGGTTGGCCAGGTAGTTATGCGGATGTCGACAACCTCTTTGCAGAATTCTCCGATGCTATAGACGATGGCCGCGAAAAATGCCTAAGTCGTCTGTATACGAAGATTAAGAATGCAAAGCTGGATCTAGCGACTGACTTAGCCGAAATTTCGCAGACTATCGGATTAATCTCCGATATGGCTGTGAAATTAGGTACTGCGTTTATCCAACTTAAGTCGGGTAAACTCCTTGACGCGTTAAAAAGCATCGTCCCAACTAACCGGGGCGAGGTTTCTAACGTGTTTCTGGCTTATCGCTATGGCGTTGCCCCTCTTATGGGGGATATCCAAGGAGCTGCTGAGCAATTAGCTGAGCGTGTTATTGGACTTCCTCGTACGATGGTACGTGCCAAGAAATCGCGGACCTTCCGCTCTAGTGTCGATTACGGTCATTTTACTGTGACCATAGACACGAAGATAGACGTAAAATACAAAGTATCTTACGGCCTTAACGGATCCGAAACGATTCCTGTTTTGTCGAGTTTGGGCTTCACTAGCCCAGCAAATGTAGCCTGGGAGCTGGTTCCGTTCTCATTCGTTGTTGATTGGTTTTTACCAATTGGCAACTTCTTGGGATCGTTGTCAGCCCTTGATGGTTACAAAGTACGCGAGATAGAGGAGACGGTTTTTGTTAAACAAAACGTTTTCTGCGACTATCGCGTAGTCTCAACGCCTTCGTTAAAGAGTATCTATTCGACAACGGACTTTAGTTTCGTCTTGAGTTG